AAACATAAAAACAGTCACGCAAGTGGCTGTTTTTTTTTGACTTCATTATTGTAGACATGGGCATTTACCCACAATTTGTTAAAATAATTCCAGTAAAAGAGTCAGTTTGGCTCTGTTTATTCGGTTAATTAGACTATTTTTAACCCCTTGATGCAATGGTTTTGGCCATTTATCATATGAACACCAAGCATATCCGCTGTGTTCTTGATTTAATACAGGAATAAATTCTTTTTCAACTATTAACACGTATGTGTTGTATTGAAATTGTTGATCTGAACTTGTAAATAATTCTAATGGAATGGTTTTAATTATGTTACCACAGTTTCCAATTTCTTCAGAAATTTCTCGGGTCAATGTGCCGTAAGGTGTAACATCTTGAGGCTCCTGTCGTCCGCCAACTAGTCCCCAAGTACCTGCTGTTTTTCCTTGTGTTCTTAACAAAAATAAAAAACGTTTAGTATCTTGAGCTAGAAAAATCCCTCCAGCACAGATTAATTGGTTCATAAAATCAAACGCCAATCCATTCTTGAGTACACGCCTTCAAAACTTTTCATCCACTGTTCTCCGTCCCACTTGTATTGTATACCTGTATATGCATTAGTTATGTAAACAATGTTGGTAACGGTGGTAGAATCGAATACAATATTCCAAGCAGATCCGTCCCACTGAATAATGTCATTTGCCGAAGCGTAAAAATCAGTACCGTTGCTGTTCCTCCAAGCAATAGGACCTTGATAATCTGGGTATGATATATCAGGATTGATACTTTCCAAAATCAAATAGGTTGTATTTACAGAGCGGCTAGAAGGATCAAATGTATGTGGATTAATAATTGCATCTATTGTGGTTCTTCCGCCTATTGTACTATTAGCAGGGATTGTTTCTGGATCAATATTTAATAACATTATTTTTTCATTTTTAGGCGATAAAGTAATATAAGCAACTATTTCTAAACCATTACTTTTTGTCAATCTTATTTGACTTAAACCAGCACGAAATTGTCCGGGATATAAATCTAATAATTTATTCCAACTGGTACTTTTTTTTGGTTGTTTAACCGCAGTTGTTTCTAAAGAATCTGTATTATGAACTAATGTTGCAGTATTATCTAACACTAATAAATCAAAATTTCCCGGAGTTATAATTATTCTACTAGGAGTACCAAAAAAACTATAAAGAACATCGGGGTCTGCATAATCCGGCTCAATCGTTCCTTCTGGTACTGCGTGTACATTTGCAATAATTTTAGTAATAATTCCTAGTTGTTTGACTTTTGCCGGAGGAGTAATCCATATAGGTGCTTTAAAACTCATAGTTAATATATCTATGTCTTGTTCTAATCCTTGTGGAATTTGTCTACTACTCCAAATCATATTATCCAGCATTAAAACACTAAGACTACTCCAATCTAAATAATTATCAGAATTTTGAAATTCTAACCCTGGATTAAACAGTACTGAAATTTGTTCCCACAGTTGAAATTTTTGATCTGTGTTGGAACTCCATATATCAGCATTAAATGTTAGCAAATATGGGCTAGGCATAACACGTTCTACAGTATAACCGGCGCCTTGTACTTGTGTATAACGTCCCGTGGCTTCGTTGTACACCCTATCTCTTATTTGCACAGCATCAACAAATGTAGGATCCTGCATCCTTGGTCGATCGAACTGTAAATCTTTTATATAACAACTTATAAATGGTGCCGACGGAACAGCATTTTCTGAATTCTTGTTTATAATTTGTGCTACTTGTCTAGTCATATCTCCATACCTGGCAGGAACTTGAATAAGTTGTCCTTTGTCGTTTTTATAACTAAAATTACTCATTACACGAATAAACTGTGTAATGTATCTTTTTAATTGTCCATCATAAAAGTGATCTGACATGTTAGTGATCTGCCTTTGGTCTTAATGCTTTGCTTAATGCTTGTTTTTCTACAACAGTTTGGCCATTTATGGTATTAACCTTATCGTTGTTGATAAAGCTGGATTTTAATGTTTGCTGAACTTCTTGGCCAATAAATGGAGCAGATTTAACATCGTTGTTGCCTAAATTATTTAAAGTCATTCTTACTTTGTCTTTAAATTTAACCCAGTTATGTCCGTCAAATCTGAACAGTCGATTTGGAACATAGTCTGTTCGTAGGTAAAATTCTCCCGTTGAAGGAATAGAAGGAAATTCTATACCAGACCCAAACAAATACCCGTTTGGCGGAATACCGTCTTCTGTTAAATATCCTACATACATATTACCACTAGGTGTACTTAGTGTTACACCGGCACCTGATATAGGATTAGAATTACTGGCATCTTGCAAGTCATTAGAAGTGTTATTGGTGCTAACTAGTCCATTTTGATCAAATGGAATAATATAAAACCTGCGTGTGTCGTAGCCGCTTTTTGGTGCATCTAATGTTGCTTGTAGAACAATTTGATCATTTATTTCTATATTCTTTTGATATGTACTAATTAAATCTCTCAATGTACTGCCATCGCCGGCACCGGTATCTTGTTCAAAAATTTCCGAAAATTCCTGACTGTCAATTAACGGGACACATTTTGCACGTACCAAGTGAGGGTACCAAGTCTGACTGTATCCTTTGGCAGGTCTAGTTACATCTTGAACTACATAAAATCTTTTTAGTGCTATACTACTATCGGTTAATGCGTACTCGTCTTTTTTATGCGGTAATTCTACAACATCTCCTGCTATAATTTTTCTACCTAATGCTTCAAAATGAGTACGTAAATGAAGCATAACAAATATGGTGTCATTTTGTAAAAACATACCGAACTGGCTGAGATTAAAATCTATATCCTGCATATCGTAAATTCCTCGAATTACATATATATCAGGATCATAATGTCGGTCTCGATTTTCCATCAATATGAGATCTTGTATACCTAATTCTGGTATAGGGTTCGAATTAACAGGTAAAGCAGGCGAACTATCTTCGGCGTTGGGATCTACTGGTCCTAGATACTTGTGAATATATAGATCAACGCCGCCAACTTGAAATTCTTCGTTAATTACTCGATCTAAGAACTTAAAATCATTGCCTTTTTCTGGTCGGTATAAGCTCAAACGTGGAATTTTAATTCTCCTTGGGTAGTCATGCACGTATTTATGATAAATATTTACATGACCGAATCCGAAAATCAAAAACAACAAGTAATACAATACATCAAACTTATGTTAGGTGATGGTATGGTTGATATTGAACTAGACCCTGGACATTATGATGTTGCCATTGATCGAGCCTTGCGTAAATTTCGTCAGCGTAGTTCCAACTCAGTTGAAGAAAGTTTTGCATTTCTCACTATTCAAACTGACGAAAACAGTTATGTGTTAGCACCAGAAATAGAAAATGTTCGAAAAGTTTACAGAAGAAGTATTGGATCCAGAACAGGCGGTGGCGACGGCGGGTCGTTATTTGAACCATTTAATTTAGCTTATTCAAATACTTACTTGTTATCATCTACTAACATGGGCGGGTTAGCAACGTATTATGCTTTTGCTAGCTATCAAAAAATGGTTGGTAAAATGTTTGGAAGTGATATTAATTTTGTTTTCAATAAAACAACTAAACTATTAACTATTGATCAAAGACCTCGAGGTAGTGAAGAAGTATTACTTTGGATCGATAATCACAGACCTAATTTTAATTTATTAGCAGATACTTATGCTGGGCAATGGTTACGAGATTATGCACTAGCAACCTGTAAAATAATGTTAGGCGAAGCTCGAGAAAAATTTAATCAAATTGCAAGTCCCCAAGGTGGTACAAGTCTAAACGGAACACAGCTTAAAGCCGAAGGTAAAGCCGAAATTGAAGTTTTAGAAATGGATATTACCAATTACAAGGACGGCGGAACCCCATTATGGTGGGTTCAGGGATAAAAGATTTTATCCTAATCAATTAAAAAATTTGACTCTCCTAAAAAAATCTGTTATTATTGTAACAAGTCCGTAGTTCCAATGGATTATTCTCGGTGGCACGGCGATAAATGTAAAATGGAGAAAGTATGATCATAGGTGTGTGCGGTTTTATTGGTTCTGGCAAAGACACTATTGCCGATTATCTTACTAACTTTCACGGTTTTCGTCGAGAATCGTTTGCTAATAGTCTTAAAGATGCGGTAGCACAGGTGTTTGGTTGGGACAGAACAATGTTAGAAGGTCGCACAAAGCAAGCCCGTGAATGGCGTGAACAAGTGGATCCGTGGTGGGCAGAACGCTTAAATATACCCAAACTTACTCCACGTTGGGTGCTTCAATATTGGGGTACCGAAGTATGCCGTAGAGGATTTCATGATGACATCTGGATTGCGGCTTTAGAAAATAAACTTCGTAACAGCACAGACGATATTGTCATTTCAGATTGCCGTTTCCCTAACGAAATTAAATCGATCAAAAGTGCGGGTGGTATTGTGATACGTGTTGTTCGTGGACCAGAGCCTGAATGGTATACGGATGCCGCAGACATAAATGCCGGGGATAGAGGTATGAATTGGGCAATGGCAAAGCACCGTATGGAAAAACTAGGTATACATGCTAGCGAAACTGCTTGGGTTGGCACACAATTTGACGCTATTATGAACAATAACGGCACCATTGACGAACTGTTTGCCCAAGTAAAAGATCTTATAAGTCCGGAATCAAATCGCCCTGTTTCCAACGAACTCCTTCCTTATAAAGTATTTGAGCACAATTAGCACAAACTGTTTTTAAGTTAGAAAATCGATTGTTATTTAAATTGCCATCTACATAAAATACACTAAAAATTTCCAAATGATTGCTTTTAAAACTACAACGATCGCATTGGCTTTTTTTATTGTATCCTGCTAGTTGCCATCTAGCTAAACCCAATCTTCTTCCTTTGGCACAATGATCGCATTTTGATCTATAAAAAGTTTGATTACCTTTGTGGTAATTCACTGCCACCGGTCTTTGTTTACATATTTTACATAGTTGTCTCATAACAATTTTATTTAATCTACACCGCCCTTTTTCAACCCTTTTTACCAGAGTTTATCTGGTATTTTTTTAATGTTAGTGCTAAATAAAACAAAGTAATCCATTAAGGAGATAGAAAGAATGGCAACATTAAATTCACCAGGTATATCGGTAACAGTAGTAGATGAAAGTTTTTATGTTCCTGCAGCCACAGGGACAATTCCACTAATATTTGTTTCTAGTGCAGAAAACAAAAGTAATGGAAGCGGTACAGGAATTGCACCAGGAACACTAAAATCAAATGCAGGTCAGGTTTATCTATTAACCAGCAGAAAAGATTTAGCAGACACATTTGGAACACCATTATTTTATACAGATTCGCAAGGTAATCCAATCAACGGCGGCGAACAAAATGAATACGGTCTACAAGCCGCATATAGTTTACTAGGAGTTACTTCTAGAGCGTATGTAGCTCGTGCAGATATAAATTTAAGCGAACTTACACAAACTTCGACTCCTCCAGTAAGTCCTGTAGCAAATGGTACAAAATGGTTGCAAACTAGCAATAGTTTATACGGAATCAACGAGTGGAATCCAACCACATTAAAATTTACAAATAAAACTCCATTAATTATTGATGACAGTAACATGGATTTATATTCTGCCGGTGGCGTTCCGCGAGACTCTTTTGGTCATGCCGGCGATTATGCTATGTATATTACCGGTTCCGCTAATGTCGGCCAAGATGGCATTTCTTTATGGTTTAAGACTTCAAGTTCACAAGATGCATGGACTATAGTTAAACACGGATTTGATGGCGGCAAACGATTAACAATTACTCCACACTATCAATATCCTACCTACAACGAAACAACCCCTGTGGGATCGGTTTGGATTAAAACTACTACTCCCGGGCTTGGTGCCAATTGGATGATCAAATCATATAATTCGTCATCACAGTCATACACCAGTGTAGCTTCTCCTATTTACGATAGTTCTGTATCCGCATTATTTGCGTTAGATCAATACGGTGGTGGAAAAAATATTCCTGTTGGAAGCGTATTTGTTGAAAGCAATTTCAATCACGGTACAAACACAGATTACAAAGCACAATTTAAAATTTGGAGTAGAATATCAACAGGCACAACCTCGATTACAGTTGGTACAACTGTTAGTAAAGTTTCGAGTACAAGTACATTTACTATCAGAGAAACTTTAGCAAACAACAAAAATTGGAGTAGCACTGCAACTATAACTGTAGCAGGTAGCACAACCACAGCAGTAGCTCAACAAATAGCTACAGCAATTGGTGCTTCTAATTTAGTAAACGTTCGTGCATCATATGATAGCATGAATAACAAAATGACTATCAGCCATGCGTTAGGCGGTGATATAGAAATAGCAGACGGTACCAATAATCCATTAGGAAATGGATTTCTAAATTTTGAACCATTTGATACAATGACTAAAGTAGGTGTTAAGAATTTATTTACAGCACCCAGCGCAGATAACTTTGATTTTATCATTACAAATTGGGCACCGTTGATTTATCTAGCACAAACAGATACACCTAGCACATCACCTGTTGATGGAACATTATGGTATGATGTAAATCTATCTTCAGATATCATGGTCAATGATGGTCAAAGATGGGTAGGTTATAAAGTTGTGTTCCCTGACTCAGATCCAGCAGGTCCTTACATTGGGTCAACTGCTCCTATGCAACAAAGCACTGGTGCTCCATTAGTATCAGGCGACATTTGGATCAGTACAGCAGATATAGAACGTTACGGAAAAGACATTTATGTTTACGATGCAACATTGGTAATAAATGATCCTATGACAGGATGGGTATTAAGCGATGTAGCAGACAGTACATCACCGGAAGGATGGTTATTCCATGATGCTCGTTGGTCAACAACAGGCGGCGACGGATTATCAACCATGTTTGATCCTGCTAATATTGCAGACTTGTTGCACAGCAATTATGTTGATCCAGACGCACCAAATCCGTTATTATATCCAAGAGGTTTACGTTTGTTTAATACACGTAGATCTGGATTTAATGTTAAAAAATACCATAAAGGTTACATAGATATTAACGCAAACAATGGACAAAACCTTGCATATCAAAACGAAGTAATGAATGGAGAAATTCCATATTTTGCAGATCGTTGGGTAACAGCAGTGTCAAATAATCAAGACGGTTCTGGTAAATTTGGTCGCTATGCACAGCGTGGCGTTGTGGTTGAAGCATTTAAAGAATTAGTCAATACAAGCACTGCAATAAGAGACGCTGAAACGTTAATTTATAGTTTAATAGCATGCCCTGGATACCCAGAGTTAATGCAAGACATGGTTGCTTTAAACACAGATATTGGTCAGCTAGCAATGGTAGTAGGCGATACTCCGTTTAGATTGAAACCAGATGCAACTACATTATCACATTGGGGCGAAAATACCGCTCTTACATATGACAATGGCGAGGAAGGCGCAGTAACACGCAATGAGTATTTGGCAATGTATTATCCAAGCGGATATACAACAGACAATAATGGAAATTATATTGTTGTTCCGCCGAGTCACATGATGTTACGCACAATTATTAACAGCGATAATAAGAGCTATCCTTGGTTTGCTCCAGCAGGTTTGCGTAGAGGTGTTATCGACAATGCAACATCAGTTGGTTATATTAATAGTCAAACTGGCGAGTTTACAACAGCAAGTTTATATCAAGGAATACGTGATGTACTACAAGATCCTTCGGGTTTAGTAAATATTAACCCTATTACTACTATACCTGGTGCAGGATTGGTAGCATACGGACAAAAAACCCGCTCACCTGTTATTTCGGCATTAGATCGAGTTAATGTTGTAAGGTTAGTTTGTTACTTACGCAGACAGTTGGCAATTATTTCAAAACCTTACTTGTTTGAGCCAAATGATGCACAAACACGTAGAGAAATTAAAGCATCAATGGATAGTTTTTTAGTTAATCTAGTTAACCAACGTGCTTTATATGACTTTATTGTAGTATGTGATACCTCAAATAATACAACTGCTCGTATTGATCGATCAGAATTATGGGTGGATATTGCTATAGAACCAGTTAAAGCAGTTGAATTTATATATATTCCGTTGAGAGTATTGAATACTGGTGCAATAGCGGCCAGAGGCAAATAACAAGTAAAATATTAAAGGAAAAATAAAATGGCAATTTCAAGTCTAAGTAAATTAACAGTCCCGGCACCGGGCGCGGCCAATAACAGCCAGGGTATGTTAATGCCTAAATTAAAATATCGCTTTCGCGTGGTTTTAAGTAACTTTGGAGCCAATGGTCAACCGGCTACAGAATTAACAAAACAAGTTATGAATTGTACAAGACCTGCTGTAACGTTTGAAGAAATTAAATTACCAATTTATAATAGTACTATTAAAATGGCTGGTAAACATTCATGGACAGATATTAAACTAACATTAAGAGATGATATCGGCGGAAATGTTACTTCATTAGTTGGTCAGCAATTACAGAAACAGTTTGACTTTTTTGAACAAGCATCTGCACCGGCAGCTATTGATTATAAATTCCAAACTTATGTACAAATTCTCGACGGCGGTAATGGTGCATTTGAACCTCAGGTATTAGAAACATGGGAATTATTAGGATGCTATGTTAAAACAGCAACTTACTCAAACGTTGACTACAATAGCGGAGTAGATCCTGTTGATGTTGCGTTAGATATCACATATGATAACGCATTACAAGTTGATACAGTAGGATTAGTTGGCCCAGGCGTAGGCGGCCCAGGGTATGGCTTAGGGTTCAAAGGTGACGCGGCAACAGGTTAATATATTACTATAGTTAAATTTGCATAGCAAAAAATCTATGAAGCCCAAATTTATTTTTGGGCTTTTTTACGACATAAATACTATATGGCTCTAAATCAAGCATTTACAAGTTTTTTAAGTAACACTGGCGATACCGCAGTGAGAGATTACCAACACGCAAACCGATTGTATGTGGCCAATAATTATGCTAAAGCCCCTAAATTAGGATTTTTATATTTTATAACATTTAGTATTAATACCGCAGTTCCGTTAGATGCAGGATGGCAAAAGAAAGAAGTAGGACTATTAGTTAAAAAGATTGATTTACCAAAATTTAATTTAAAAACTGAAATAGTAAATCAATACAATAGAAAAACTATTGTACAAACTGGTTTAACATATACAAATATTAATATTGAATTTCACGACGATAACAGTAACCTTACAAGAGATTTGTGGACTAACTATTATCGTTATTATTTTATGGATAGCACGTACGGCACAGGTGATCAAAACACATTACCGACTGAATTTAGCGATACCAAATACAATGCTCCTGATAGATCTTACGCATACGGTCTAAACAGTTACCAATCAACTCCGTTTTTTGATTCAATCAATATCTATGTATTACATCAACATAATTTTACTCAATATACACTAGTAAATCCAATGATCGATAGTTGGACACATGACAGTTTAGATCAAGATCAAGGCGGAAAAATACTTGCTAACAAAATGACAGTGGCATACGAAAGTGTTCTGTATAATAAAGGAGAAATAAAATCCGGCGAAACCCCAGAAAATTTTGGCGCACAATATTATGATCAAACTCCTGGACCCTTGGCAGTAGGGGGAATCAGCACAAACGGAGGCACGCCTGGAGGAGCTAGTTCTGTGGCAGGTATTTCTCCGGGGCCTAGTCAAACTCGCGAAACTCCGGTTAATAGAACTTATAATAGTACAACTTATATATCTAAGCCTCAAGCACAATTGGATGCTATATCAAACTACGACGACAATAATTATGGTGTGCTGGACGGAGTCTTGGGTAATTTACAAAGTGCCGGAGCAGAAAATATTACAACAATTAAAAGAAATAATATAGCAATAAATCCAAATTCAAATATAACACTGCCACAGTACCCTACAGTTCAATCCAATTCAATTTTTAAATCGCCTGCATCAACTGCGGCATTATATGGAACAAGTTTACCAATAAATCCTTTTAGTGCAGTCGATGATAGAATAACAACTCAAGCAATACCGAGTGGTATAAACGGAAGTTCAACTGATGACAGTAACTTTAATCCAGACATAGGATGGTCAATATGACAACAAATACATATCAGGGTAATTTACCCAACCAGAATACTGTAAAAAATGCTACTGTTCAAGCATTTGATACTTATTTTGCAAAACCTTTAGAATTAGATGCAAATACTTTTGCGTTGATGCAGGGATTTTTTGAATCTCAAGGATTTTCTAAAACATCAGCAGAAACTATTGCAGTAATTATTATTAAACAAGCTAGGAAAGACGGGTATAATCCGTTGACAATTATTGATACCTTAAAAAATTTAAACGGTGTTGAAGTTAGTTCTTTAGTAAGTGAAATATTAAATTACAATAGATTTAAAACCAGTCAGTTGGGTTACGCTGAAAAATTTGTACCTAACCCGGAAATAGCTAGAAATATTGTCGCATGAGTTTAAAGTTTGCACAAGGGGTTTATAAAGTACAGAACCCAGAAAAGTATGTAGGAAAAGGGCAACCAAGATATAGATCATCTTGGGAAATGACATTTATGAAATTTTGTGATCATAATCCTGCTATACAACAATGGGCAAGTGAACCTTTACAAATTCCTTACAGAGATCCGTTAACAGGAAAACCTACAGTTTATGTTCCAGATTTTCTCATCATATACCTAGATAAAAATTCAAAAAAGCACGTAGAAATGATTGAAATAAAACCCTCTAATCAAATGTTACAAGAAAAGGTGGGAAAGAATCCCTATAATCAAGCACAGTTTGTAAAGAATCAAGCTAAATGGGCGGCCGCCGGAAACTTCTGTAAGAATCAAAACATTGTATTTAGAGTAATAAGTGAAAAAGATATTTTCCACAACGGTTCAAAAAAATAATAAGTAATAGTAGCAGAAAAAGGAAATACTATGACCAAGCGTTTAGAAGATTTATTAAACTTGCCAGAAACAGAACAACCACTAGTTGAGCCTGTTGCTGTTCCTCAACCCACTATAGATCTACAGGAAAAATTAGAAGAATTTGATAAAATTTCTTCGGCACTTCCTAGAGTAAAAGGTTTAGGCGATTTAGCTGATACAGAATTAGATGCATTGGCCAACAAAGCAGAACAAGCATTTGACGATTTAATAGATCTAGGTATGAATGTTGAAGCACGATACAGTTCAAGAATGTTTGAAGTAGCGGCCAACATGATGAATGCCGCGATCACTGCCAAATCTGCTAAAATTGATAAAAAATTAAAAATGGTTGATTTACAATTGAAAAAATTAGCAATTGACAAGAAACATGGCAATGACACTGAAACTGTAGAAGGTGAAGGTTACATAATTGCCGACCGAAACAGTATTCTTGAGAAGTTAAAGAATCTTAAATCTGAATAAATAATAAACTATGACAACATTTAAACATTATCTTGCAGAATCAAAAAAACAATATCCTTTCCGTGTAAAAATTGCGGGAGGATTTACTACCGAGCAGGAATCAGAGATGAAATCGGCATTGGAAAAATATACAGTTACAAATTTTAAAAAAATTGCAACAACTCCTGTGCAAGAACTTCCGTTAGATTTCCCTCAAGTACGTAATTGTGAAGTTAATATCTATGAAATAATTTTAGATTATCCTTCAACGCAACAGGAATTAACAGAATTTTTAAGCGGACAACTGAGAATCAGTAAACAAAATTTAGTTGTTCGTCGTCCGGGTGAACCCAGTGAAGAATATCAACACGCAGAAGATACTAAACACGAAGGCGCACTATTAGATGACCCAAATTATAAAGAAGCAGGTGATCCTAAGTTTGAAGATTACTACGGTGACAAATATAATTCGGGTTTTGTAAAAGAATTAAACGAGCTTCTTAAGTTACAAAGAAAAGCTCGAGGGGAAGAAATACCTACAGATGGACCAGCAAAATATAACACTGATAGTCCACAACATACAACGGCGCCAGTACAACAGGCTCCAGAAACAAGGAAATAATTATTATGCAAATGATCAACGTATTAAAGCGTTTAGCTGAATTAGACGCACAAAATCCAAATATTGTAAAAGAAAATGCAAACTTAGAAGAGTGCGGCCCAATGGGCGATATGATGCAACCTCATACTCCTGCTTCAATTAATATAACAGCAGGTAGTGGTGAAGAACTAGGTGACATGTTAAAAACAATTATGAGTCTAGCTGGTGTACACAAAGTTGAACCAGAGCATTTGGGTGCAGAAATGCCTCCGGCAGTAATGACAATGGATCCAGTAATGGGTGCAGATGCAGGTCACGATCATGAAGACAGCGCAGGCGATGTTATGCGTTCAATGATGGATAAAATGAATGATACCGGCAGTGCCGATGTTGATCACGAAGAAACCGACGAGGATATGGAAGATCCACACAGCATTCCTGGTGTAGATTCTAATCCAGCAAATCCAAATAAACAAAAGCCGTTTGATACAACTTATGGTAATCAAGAAAATCCTCCAGGCGGTGGCAAAGGCAATGACGGAACACCACGTACGACATATAACTCATCTGCTAATCCTGCAATGGCAGAGCAGTTAATGGCCGACTATAAAAAGTTTGTAGCCGAAAGTCATGAATTTGGGTTTAACGGATCTGATTACGCTAAAGTTGCCGACCTCAAAGCAAAA